CACGAATGGTCATCGTGTTTTCTGTAATAGCGTTCTTGAGTTTGTCAGCAATCTTCATGGTGCCTGAGTTGGCTGATGCCATGTGAAACTCATCAACTACCAGGAACAGTGCCTGCCGCATGTACAAGTTGAACTGCTCTTCGATGTTCTGCAATGCACGCATCGGTACGTGCTCGTTACCGAACAGTGGTCTAAGTACCTTGGTGTAGAAGATACCTTTACCTGTACCAGGGACACCTTGCAGAACCCAAGCAGTCATTGCTTTCTTCTTGGTCTGGAAGATATAGGCCAGCCAGTTGGTGAAGTGCTCAACCTCAAGACTCTGTCCTCCCAAGATGTGAGTCATCAACTTGTAGATTAATGGACAAGAGTCCGCGATCTTTGCTGCGTCACCCATGCTGAGTGGTTCGTGCTCACGGTTTGCCAGCATGTATTCTGTTTTACGAAACATGTTGATGTGATACGGCACGTTAGCCAGGTTAACAGCGTCGTCATTAGATGCAGGATCAAAGATGACACGAGCATCTGGTATGAAGTCTGGTTTACTGCGGCCGTGAGAGCGCATAAAACCTTCAATACTAGAAGCTGCACAAGGCATCAATGGAAACTCGTTACTGAATTGGTTCAGATTAGGATCGAATACACCGTTGTAGTAGGTGTCTGTGTAGAAGTCGCGCATTGCAATTGGGAAATGTGCACGTCCTTCTTTTTCCATCTCTTCTTGGTAATGATCAAACAAAGACTTGTAAAAGTCTGGGTCAGCTTGTTCGATTGACCAGATTGGCTCACCTTTAAAGTTATACATGTAGGTGGGGTCATCGAGCTTGAAGTAATAAGCGTTGCTATCTCCACCGTTTACGTTACAGCGTATGTATGGAGGATTGTTATCGTCTGTGATTTGTATCGACATGCGGTCCGGATTAGTCAGGATCTCTTCCGACTTATTGTCGACGGTGGCTATGGTTAGGCGTTCTTTTTTTGCTTTGAAGCCGCGTTGTGTGCGAAGTTTGTTTTTGTATTTATTGCTTTTTTGATGCACAACTTCTGGACTGATGTCTCCCATAAGTTTTGCTAGATCGAGCGTTTCTGTGATACCGGAAACACGCACAACCCGATCAGCTGCTGAGCTGAAAGGGTCGTGGGTTCCGTCTTCAAAGGTAGGAGGAGCAATGAAGATGAGTTTAGAATTGTCAGCTACGCTGGTGTCTAACGGATACTTTAGGGAGTGCCCATTAGATGACAGTTCTAATTGATCTGAAAAAAGCTCTGATTCGAAATTAGCATTTTGTAACCATAATTTTATTGCTTTGCTAGGCATAGCGTAGGCTAATAATATAAAAATATGTAGTGATACTTTGTCGCCTTTGAGGCCAAGACTTGATGATGCTTGAGCAATAAAGCCGCAGTCTTGAACTGCTGGTGGTAGCTCGCGCATTACTGCTTTAGCTAAAGTGCTAACGTCTTGTGCATTATAAGACTTAAGATTTGTGTGATTAGGTAGCGTAATTCCATCAATATCTAGCACAAGCAAATTAGAATAACCGATGCGATCAGTTTTTCCTGCGCGTGATTCGTTTTGTATTGGTCGTTTTAAGTTACCTTTTAGAAGACAGTGGCCTTGTTGTCCATGATCGCGGATAAGCTGCTCAAGCATGGATAAGCCAGTGTTGTCTGCTGGTGTATTGTGTTCGTGTGATGTAACGCTTTTTACGTGTGGGTACGGGGTGAATCCGGTTTTGGGACAGTGTCGTTTACTCAGCCGCTGTCCATTGGCGGCTTCTAAAAAAGTAATTTGCATGGCTCCTCCTACAGAGACATAATAATAGCATAACTAATATGCTATTTAGTAGGATTTGCGTTTTTTTCGAATACTTCCTGTCGATCAATCCTGATCTTGCTGTCCGCTTCAAAGGTTAAACGGACTTGATTCCTGTCAACTTTAGAGATTTTAACTCTCGCTAAAACGCCGTTGTCGTCATCGTGGATGACAATTTGTTCGTTAATTTTCCTTGTTAGTACCAATCGTGACATTGTTATAGTTACTTACTGTATTTAGTGTCATATCCACCCTCCGCATCTAAAGGAATATCTAATGCCCAACTTGGGGGGGTGCACATGTGATCAATGATCTTTTGCATTGTAACATCAGCATTAATACTATTACTAATAAAAACTATTTCGTCATGTACTGTAAGAACAACATCTCCGCCGAGTGATTCGTCTGATTGGATAGCCAGCATCGCATCAGTAACAATTATGCGAGACAGCGCTTGGACTACGTTTTCAGTGATACGTCCGCCCCACGTAGTTTCTGTCATACGTGAGTCGTAAGTGAGCTTACCACCTTCGAACCGGAGATTGTTGTAGTGAAGGGCTAAGCCGTTAGGTAGATATATTTTATTTTGGTAGAAGCGTAATCCGTGCCACGTCTCGTCGTAGTTAGGGTTGATGGTGTTGGCCAGCTTTAGTTCTAGTTTTTTCCAAAGAAGCGGAACGCCTGAGTATGAAGTGCGATAGGTGTTCACTACATTGTATGCTTCGTCAGTGCTGAACTTCATAGATGGGCCCATAGCACCTGCTTCTAGTGTTGCTTGGAACTTAGGTGCGCCCATTCCATAACCTAGACCGAGCACAGCTGTCTTGCCGACGAAGCGTTCTGTCGGGTCGTCGTCTTTGTTAATTGGCCGGTCGTAGATTACAGATGCGAGATTGCTGTAGATATCCTCGCCGTCACGAAACTGATTTAGTAAGTCGTGTTCGTCGGCAAGCCATGCGAGCATGCGTGCCTCGATGTTAGACAAGTCAGCAACATAAACGAAATGGTCTTTTGGTGAGCACAAAGCTAGGCGCAGTGGGGATTTGCGCGGCATGTTCTGCATGTTGATTTTTTCTGTACCACCGAAGCGGCCAGTATGGGCAGCATAATAACGTAATGGCACAGAGATGGTGCCATCATCGTGCGTTGCGTCGATGAAGCGTTGAGCCCTGGTCTCGTTGATGCGACTCTTTACTGCTTTACGTGCATCCCAAATGTGCTTGAACTGGGGGTACATGTTCTGCATTTGAGTAAACGCTTTGTCGTTTTTACCTAATGCAGGTATGTCTTTGCCGGTAGTAGGGCTGACTTTGGTTGGTGGTACTAGGCCCATACTATATATATGTTCTGCAAATTGTTGATTGGAGCTGAGTACTTTGCGGCACACACCTGCTGCATCGATGAGCGCCTCACTGGCCGCGATAGTTTCGTCACGGAACGTGATTAGTGCTTCGCGGTCTACGATCAGTTTTGGTTCACAGAACATACGACAAGTCAGGTCGATTAACTCAAGCTCAGACATTGGCATTTGTTCTACCATTCTTTGGTACAAAGCGTAAGTTAGGTCGACATCTTGTATGCAGTAGCCTGCTAAGGCTTCTTCTGTTTCAGGGTCGAGATCATATATACCTTTGGCGTCTGTAAGTTCTTCACCTTTTCGCATTGATTGGTCGTCAGGGAACTCACGTATGGCACAATCTTTAAGACGCGCTGACTGCCCAGGGGCTAGTGCGCGCGCCATTGCGGCCGTGTCTACGTAGAAGTTAGGGATTACGCCGTAGTGTCTGGTTAGGATATAACCGTCGAATGGCGTGTTGTGGCATACAAGTGTTACGGTGCTCCAGTCGATGTCGCGGATCGCGGCTTCAGCTTCGTCCTCACCGAACCATTCTGTTTCTTCATGATCAATCTTGATGCCTACGCCCCACACTTTGAATTTCTCGTGTCGGACGTAATCCATTGTAGTTAGTTTAGTAAGGGATACTTTGGTATCGAAGTAGGTTTCGAAGTCGAGAGTAACGAGCATCAGAAAGGTAGCTCCGTGTTAGTGTCATCGCAGGCATACTGCGCCATGATTTCGTTTTCGATACATTTGAATCGGGACTTAAGTTCGTTATATGCCTCGGGCATCCGCGACTTCATCCATACAGCGGTATAGACGTGGAACTCGGGGTGTATGCTGTCTTCTTCTAGGCTTGGCAGGTTTTGGAAAAACTCTTTTGTCTTCATTGCACCCTCCTCGGTGAAATATTTCGATGACTGTGTGTGCGTTCCACTTCTCACGGGTGTATTGGTCATCAGTGATTACAAATAGATTACGGTCGTCATCGCAGACCAGGTAACAGGTCTTCTTGAGTTCGTGTTGTATAAAGTGACCTTCTTCTACAGCTGCTTGAATATCCGTGAAACAACTACTCATTTTCTTTGGTGACCATCTTGGTCAGCTTGTCTAAGTACCAGCCAGCTTTCTGTAAGTCCTCTACCTGCTTGCCTTTATAGTCATACCTCCAAAGGTATTTCATACAGTTGCCCTTGAGGTACCCCTTAAACGCTACTGAAGACATAGACTCTTCAATACCTTCAATACACTCGATGTTTCCAGTGTTGTAATGGCGGGGTGCGTTTACGGGGTCATTTATTGGTGGTTGGTCGTACGGGTCGACGTATTCTTCTTTTTGCCAGTGTTCTAATCCTGTTTTTTTAAGCCTGTCCCAGTCTTGAGGTGTTGCGTCGTTTATACTCATCATACTCTCCTAGTAAGAGCGAAATAGTACTACTGCTATTATATTAGTTCAAGTATTACAGCTGGATATGCGTCGTTTGTCCCCAGGGGGCTTCGTGACGTTCTGTTGAAACCCATAAAACTGGGTACATTGGTTGCTCACCAAAGTCATGTGACTCGAGGTCGGTGAGATACACAGCTGCTTCTACATCCGGATAGTGTTCGTTGATGTAATCAAACGCTGGGCTGAACGCAGTACCGCCGCCGCCTGTTATGGGCGTCATTGGGAACTGGTCATCAGGCATAATTTCATCAACATGTGCTACTTTTGTATCTACATGGAGAATCGTCATTTGAGATGGTCGCAACTCTCCATGAATAGCTGACATTTCACTGATGAACTGCTTCCAGTAATCAGCACAAGAGCCAGACGAGTCAATGATTACTGCGATGTGCCCTGCAGCTTCGCCTGGCATGCTTTGTAGATACTCATCTTCACTGATGTATGCGCGGTGTGGTTTGCGCCAGCTGTAATCGTCTCGAGTGAGCGACGTGCAGAACGGCCAGAGTACG